AAACCATATGAAAATTGGGATTATTGGGGTAACGAAGTTTGAGCTTGACATTAGCGATACTTTCTGTTATAATAATACTCTTATTACCAACAATTTTATTATGGATGTGGAACAATGAAGACCCTAACTAGAGAACAAGCATTACATTGCGCTAGTATATTCAATGACTATTTTGGTCAGTTTGAAAGAATAGACCAATACATGCGTGACCAAAAGATGGCTCAGATTGATACTATACCTCAATCACTTCCTGGTATGGGGTTTGATAGTGATATGTTTGACGACTTTACTATGTCACCACAAGTTATGGATTTACAAGTTGTTGAATTAGATAATCATACATGGGACACTTGTATTAATATGATATCAAGTCATAGTAATATGACAAGTATTCCTGGTAAGACTTTAAAACTTGCGGTAAAAGAAATGAACACAGGCAAGTTTGTAGGCTTTATGAGATTTGGTTCGCCAGTTATAAACTGTAAACCTAGAAATGATATGTTAGGTAATGTACCTGATTTAAAAGTATTTAACAAAACTGCCATTATGGGTTTTGTAATTGTACCATGCCAACCATTTGGTTTTAATTATCTTGGTGGTAAATTATTGGCTGGTCTATGTTGTTCACATCAAGTAAGAGAGATGTTGAATAAGAAGTATGATATGAATTTAGTATTGTTTGAAACCACATCTTTATATGGTAAAACAAAAGGTGCCTCAATGTATGACGGCATGAAACCATTTTTAAGATACAAAGGTAATACAATGTCAGATTTTATTCCTATGTTACATGGTAAACCATACCTTGACATGGTAAAATATGTTGAAGATATTATTGGTGTAGGTGAGTTAGTAAAATCGGATGCTTCAAGTCGTAAACTTAAAATGACCACAGGTATTATTGGTCTAGTAAAAAGAGCCCTTGATGGTGATGATTTAAAAAACTTTAATACTACAATTGCAAATGCTAAAAACCTTACCGAACAAAAAAGATATTATGCAAGTAATTATGGTATAGAAAATTTTATAGACATTGTAAATGGTAAGACACAAGATATAGTAAAGGCACCAAACTACGACAGATACCATGACAATGAAATTATAGAATGGTGGAGAAAGATGGCAACCAAGAGATTTGATAATCTAAATAAGGATGGTCGTTTACGAAATGACCTAGAAGTCTGGACAAAAGATAGTGAGATTGATATTATCAGATGACGCTTGACAATTATGAACAAATGGTGTATATTATACAAAACTAAGGAGAAATTATGAGTGATTTTTTAAAAGACATTATCAAAGATACAGGCAATGAATATGCCACGCTAGCAAAAGATGGTGTTGCTGGAGGTGATGTCGATTCGTTTATTGATACAGGCTCATACTCTTTCAATGCTTTATTATCAGGTTCAATTTATGGTGGTTTACCAAACAATCGTATCACGGCAATTGCCGGTGAAGCTGCGACAGGTAAAACATTCTTCGCATTAGGCGTAGTTAAAAGTTTTTTAGATAAAGACCCCAACGCAGGTGTTATCTACTTTGAATCAGAAAATGCTATATCAAAAGACATGATTGAAAGTCGTGGTGTAGATAGTAGTAGAATAGTTGTAATGCCAGTTGCAACAGTACAAGAATTTAGAGCACAATCAATTAAAGTAATTGAAAAATATATAGCACAACCAGAGGCAAGTAGAAAACCTATGTTGTTTGTATTAGATAGTTTAGGTATGTTATCTACTACAAAAGAGATGGAAGATACGGCTGCTGGTAAAGAAACTAGAGATATGACAAGAAGTCAAATTGTCAAATCTACTTTCCGTGTATTGACTTTAAAACTAGGTCAAGCAGGTGTTCCTATGATTATGACCAATCACACATATGATGTTATTGGTTCTATGTTCCCTCAAAAAGAAATGGGTGGCGGTTCAGGTTTGAAGTACGCTGCTTCATCAATCATCTATCTAGGTAAACGAAAAGAAAAAGACGGTACCGAAGTAGTTGGTAATATCATTCATTGTAAAAACTTTAAGTCAAGAATAACAAAAGAAAATGCTCAAATTGATGTACGACTATCCTACAAGCAAGGTTTAGATAGACATTATGGTCTGTTAGAACTAGGTGAAGAGTGTGGTGTATTTAAGAAAGTATCTACCAGATATGAAATGCCAGATGGCACAAAGGTATTTGGTAAGTCAATCAATACAGAGCCAGAAAAATATTTTACAGATGAGGTATTAGGAAAGATTGATGAGTACACAAAAAAGAAATTCACATACGGACAAGACGAAGAGTAAATATGTATTTGCCCAAAAAGGCAATGCAGATTATTCATCTATAAAACTTACAGAGGGTAAATTCAAAGATGTAATTTATCATTACGGTAAGGTGTCGTTTGCACCTGAAGAAAATAGTGACGGCAAATTACCTATGAAGTTTGACTATGTGATTGACAAAAAACCAGATAATTTAAAGCTTGACAATCAAGAGTTTATAGATTATCTTGGTGATATTTTATTAGAACTATTGGAGGAAAAATTAGATAATGGTACAGCAATCACGGATTGAAAATACAATACTAGCCAGCCTCTTCTTTAAAGAAGAGTACACTAGAAAAGTTTTACCTTTTATCAAAGAAGAATACTTTGGTAATCGTGTTGAACAGTTATTGTTTGGTGAAGTATTTAAGTTTGTTGAGAAGTATAATAATCTTCCAACCAAAGACGCCATTCTAATTGAACTTAATAGTAGAAGAGATATTAATGAAGAAGAGTTACAACACCTAAAAGATTATATTGTTGGTGTTGAAAATACAGAATCAGATGAACAATGGTTACTAGAAACTACAGAGAAGTTTTGTAAAGACCGTGCCGTTCACAATGCAGTATTAAGTGGTATTAAAATACTTGATAACAAAGATAAGAAACAAACACCAGAAGCAATACCACATATTCTATCAGAGGCATTGGCTGTATCATTTGACAAGTCAGTTGGTCACGATTATATAGAAGACGCAGAAGCTAGATTTAAATTTTATCATACAAAAGAAAAAAGATATCAATTTGATTTAGATTATATGAATAGAATTACCAAAGGTGGTGTTCCTAGTAAGACATTGAATATTGCCCTTGCAGGTACAGGTGTTGGTAAATCATTATTCATGTGTCATGTTGCGTCAAGTTATTTACTACAAGGTCTAAATGTATTGTATATTACATTAGAGATGGCAGAGGAAAGAATTGCAGAAAGAATTGACGCCAACTTATTAGATGTTACAATGGAAGACCTACATGATATGCCTAAACAATTGTATGATGGCAAGATTAAAAAGTTGAGAGAAAAAACACAAGGTCAACTTATTGTCAAAGAATATCCAACGGCGTCTGCTCATAGTGGACATTTCAAGTCGTTGATTAATGAATTAGCTCTAAAGAAATCCTTTAGACCTGATGTCATCTTTATTGATTACCTGAACATTTGTGCTTCAAGTAGATTTAAAGGTGGTAATATTTCGTCTTACTTTTATATTAAAGCAATTGCTGAAGAACTAAGAGGTTTGGCTGTAGAACACAATGTACCAATCTTTAGTGCAACACAAACTACCAGAACCATTACCAAACTGTATCTTTAATTTAGATATATCAATTTTTGCTTTTGATAATTTTTCTTTTACAGTTTTGATATTGTCTTTTTTTTCTACAGCTCTAGGAATTTTAATATCAGAAAAATCTTTATTAGGGTCTAATACTATGGTTTCACCATATTGTTTTTTAATAAAATCAAAAACCTTACTAGCTTGTAAACTATAAGGTTTCTTTCTTGCTTTTACTTCAACTACTGATTTTGGTCTAAAATTAAATGCCATGTTCTCTCCTTACACTATTTAGGAGCTTTTGGCAACTAGTAATTAAATAGAAATTTAGGTATGCCACCGTTCTCTTGCCAGACACGGTTTTTATTTTGAAAGTCTGCTAGATGTTGAGCGTCTTCTTCAAAGAAGTATTTACAGACTATGTTATTTGTAGGTTGTTCTAGTACATGCCATAGAATCTTCTTGCCTTCTTTAGCCATCTCTACTGTATATTTCAATTTTTTCTCCAATGAATTAGGTCTCTTATCACCTTTGTGAAATCTTACTTTTTGTGTTTTCTTTTTAGGCATATATGTTATAGTTTAAAGTCGCTAAACTTATTATAAGCGTCTTCTTTTTCATCTGTTTGATTTGCGTCAACTATGTTTTGACTTGATTGTTGAACATCATACAATCTCATTTTAGACCTATCAACACCAATAATAAAGGCACGATTGACGCTTGGGTCATTGTATCTGTTCTTCAATTGTTTTACTTTCATCTGACCTAAAGCTTCTAGTTCTTCATTTGACATTAAGGCAAACATGAAGTCAGCAGTTGCTGGAAGACCAAAAGATTCGGAAGTATCTTCAAGACCAATATCAGTTGACACGAAACCAGTTCTGGTTGTTTGTGTTGCACTAAAGATTGGTACATTGAATTCTACTGCCAAACCTCTTAGCTCTTCAGCAATTGCTTTAATGTAAAAGTAAGATGAAATATTACCACCTTTAAATCTACTTGAAGCACAAATGTTCAAATAGTCTATAAAGATGACATCAGGTCTAAAGGATTTCTTTAGAGCTAATTCGTTTAACAACGACTTGAAGTG